CGCTACTGGTTCATTGTTCATTTCTTCTTCACCGCCAGTTGGTAGTTGTTTACGATGATCTCGTACTGTCCTTCATGCTCCTTTAAAAACTTATCAATACCTTCCCCAGTAGGTTCATGCGGATACAGATAGTCGTCAAACAACATAACCCCACCTTGCTTAAGAAGTTTCCATGCGCCTGTGCCGTCGTGGTAAGCCATCAATGCGCTGTGATCGCCGTCTACATAAATAAAATCAAACTCATACTTAAAGCCGAGCATATCAACCAACGCTTGACCAGAGGTCATCTTCATCAAAGATACTTTTTGCTCTACATTTTGTGCTTCTCTTACGTTGCTCCAAAACCTACCTTCTACTTCGTTAAGATTTGGGAATGGGTCTACACATACGATGCTACCTTTAGCAGATAAACCATTCTGTAACAACCAACAAGTAGAGCGACCTTCATAACTACCTATCTCAAGAAATAACTTCTTCTCAGGTATAGCCGCCATGCACGCTTCAAAGTTAGGTATGTTGTGGGAAAACCAATCTTCTGTAAAATTCATTAACACTCTCCATATGATTTACCAACTCCTGATTCGCAATTAAGGGGCAACTCCAATGCCCACTTTGGTCGCATTCTCATGCACATTTCCACATACTCCTGAGCGGCTTGTGCTTCTTCTTCGGGAACAATACATGCAATAGCATCATGCACCGTCATTACTACTTTGTACTTCTTCGCTACCTGCAACATCTGCTCGCCGATAATAATACGAGCTAAGGCTTGACATACGTTCTCAATGACCTTACCGCCGTATATTCTATTAGGTATAGTCGCCTTACCCTTTCTGGTGTCGTATACATACTCGGTCTTGCCTTGCTCGTTAGTAATCTTGCGTAGGTTTGGGTACTTCACATACAACCCATTTGGTAGGCGAATACCTTTTGTGCCTTCAACCTCTAACACTCCAGCCCGACCTAAAGACATGCTTTGATTGTTAATGATTGCATCTAGGGCTTTACCCGCTTTACCCCACAAGGTTGGTATCCAGTCATAAGTTTCCCGATATACTTGGATAATACGATTGGCTTCATTCTCTTCAATTTCCACATTGAAAGTCTTGAGTTGCGCCCCGAATTTCTTTGCGCCCATGCCGTAGCCACATCCCAATATCGTTGTCTTACCGACGAATCTTTCATCCTTGTTAATTTCTTCTTGATTCTTAACATAGATAGACGATGCCATGATCTTGTATACATCTTCGCCCCTTTCAAATGCATCAACCAAATCATTCTGCTCTGCCAGCCACGCTAGGGTTCTAGCCTCAATCTGTGATGAGTCGCTGTCGATAATCTTGTACCCCTTTGGGGCGCAGATAGAACCTTTTAGGGGGGAACTTCTTGGTAGGTTTTGCAAATTAACTTTGTCATCACCGCCCCAGCGCCCAGTGTGAGCCGCATAGTAGCGTAGTGGTATGGGTAATAAACCCCGATCCGCAATCTCAATAAAGCGTTGGGTTCTCGTTTCTTCAATCGTAGACTTAATTCCAAGCCTAGCGGATACCAATGCTTGAACTGCTGGATTCTCATGCTCAAGGAGTGCCTTGAACCCTTCGTCTGTTTTAGCAAACGCCCACGCTTCCTTGCCTGTTGCTGGGCTTATCTTAGTAGGGGGAATAGCATCAAGAGCAATCAATGCCCCAGCAAACTGATCGTTGCTCATAATCTGATCTCGGTTAGCCTCAACCAACTCCATCAGCCTTTCTTTTTTCTTCTTCACCGATTCCAAGTGGGCAACCAGCAACTCTTTGTCCAGCACCAAAGTAGGCTCAGTAAACATGCGGATGGTCAGGTCGATAAGCCGTAACTCAGTAGGAGGAAAGCCAGCACTCAAGTGTTTGAATAAGTCCATGGTCAGGGCTACGTCGTTAATACAATAGCTACCGTAGTCTTCTAACTCTTCCGCAGTAAAGTCAATGCGGCGCTTACCCAATGCTTTGACAACCTCTGTGCCTTTAACCCCCAGTGCATAGTGTTCAGCTAGTTTAGCTAGGCTGTTCCCCACCTCAGTACCATGTATTGCACGAGCCATGGAGAGTGTATCTACGATTGCTTTGGGTTTTATATCAAATACAAAACTAAGAATAGCCATGTCAAACATAGCGTTATGCGCAATGACCAAGTTTTTATCAAGTTCATATTTATCTAGCACTCCCTTTAGGTATGCTTTAGTACCACTATACCAATGGGGGGCCCCGCCTTCTTCTTGCCTTGAACTACATTGAATAGCAAAACCAATCACTTCAAACTCAGGCGAACGAATGTATGCTTCTGTCGTCATCTTAGTGAGCGAAAAGGTTTGAGAGTAGTAGGTCTCAAAATCTATGCAAAAAACCTTCACTCTTCACCTTCTATTCGTAATTCGGTTGTTTTAACCAAAAAAGATACACCCGCTACGTTTTCAGCACTGTTGTAAAACACCTCGTCAAAAAGTTCGTAAAGGTCTTCTCTTGATGCTACCAATCCTTTAGGTGTGTATGTTGCTAGTTTTACTGTGTAAGTAAGTGTCAGCTCTTTAACTTCATTGTTATTCATGGGTAACGTAGCTTTCCAGTAATTGTTCCTGAGACTGCGCCAGTATTTAAAAGCGTTATGGTGCTAGTCCCCCAATTTTTGCTAGCGTCGTTTGGTTCTCCAAAAGAACTTGATAGTTCCTCTGCATCCAGTAGCAGAGTATTCATAACCCTTTTAGTAAACAGCTCGCCCTGTAACTGTTGCATGCCATCCCATAGGGCTTTTATTTCCTCGTTGCTTAAAAACGGTAGCTGGTCTTTGTAGTCCTTACCCCCATTGGTTCGCATTTCAACAGCCATAATAATTCTGCGCCACTTATCAGGGTAATGCCCGTTCACATTAGGTACAAATTCGTCAGGGTTGCTACGCATGCGTTCGAGTAATATCTGAACACCCTTGTTCATCTCTTTCATCAGCATCTCCCATCTATGTCTAAGTCGTTACCTAATAGGTACTTCTCTAACATTGTTAGATTCGTCTCGTTAATAACAAAGGTCACTCCGCCCGATTTGCGGATGTCTGCCATTTCTTTTTCTTGTAGCGCAGTAGGTGTATTAGTTCCAGCTTTACACTCTATACCCATAAACAATGAGTTAAAGCAACACACTACGTCAGGTACGCCTGAGCGCCCAAAGCCATGTGTCGCTGGGAAGAAATAGTAAACCCCATGTTGCTTAAGGAGTTTAACTACTTTGTCTTTTACTTTCTTTTCGGGAGTTTGTGCCATGCCACCATAATAACATGATGTTTGACTTTGTCAAGGCACTTAGAGAATTTATTTGAAGTGAGGGGGAATGTAGATTACCCGCCCCTCATCGGGCTTTAAGGATTCGACTAGCGAAATAACTCGTGGGGGACTAGCCGACAACAACTACGCTTGCATCTACAAGGCTACTAGTAGCTGTAATGTAATCAACCCCCAAATACTTACTTGGTCTTTTCTAAATTAGATACCGCACGATTGAGATACCATTGCGCCTTCTTTAGATTCTCCAACTTCTCGTCTTTGTGGTCAGCACGACTAATGTATTTCACCACATTGCCTAAGTGATAATCCAACCGCTTGGCTTCAATAAAATCAATCGTCTCAATACCGCCAACTTTGTAGTGGCTAGGGCTATTGACTTTATCTTCAGCATGTAATGCCATTGACATTACTGCGTTAGGTGCAAGCGTTGAAGGTTTCTGGTGTTTGAATACGCTTTTATTACTGGTACTAACCGAGGCTAGTTTCCAGTTACCTTTGCCCGCTGCGGTCTTTAGATTACTCTTACGCTGATATACGTTAGCTATGCTTACTTTAAACTTCTTCGCAATCACCGCCGCTTTCGCATTGGGGTTCTCTGCTATAAAACTATTCAACTGCTGTGACTTCTTGCTTAATGTTCTCATCTTTTGCTTTCTCTTGGTTAATAAAACTAGCTAATACTTCCCGAATCTTTTCACTCCTGTTCGGGTAAGCATTGAAAAACTCATACATCTCTTTGTCTATACGCAACGATACATACACCCTCGTTGGCTTAACACCTTTACCCCGTACTCGTTTAGTTTGATTGGGCATTTGCATCTCGGTTTGCCTTAAACAAATAGTCGTTACGCACCTCAGATGGGGGTACAAAACCGTAACTTCTCCACACCTTCATTACATCCGCACCGCCTGAATACTTGAATTTAGAATTCTTATCCGTAGCTAATGGCAAACGCTTCTCCTTTTTTGGTTGTTCCTTTCCTACTACTCGTAATGCTTTAAATATGTTCATACTTCCCCCTTGTTTAACAACACAA